GAGCAGTCGGCCAGTGCTCACGCACTACCATTTCTTATACAGAACGGTTCCTTTTGCATTTACTCTGTCTACCACATCCTTACTATAAGGAATAGGAGAACCCGAATGCCAGGATAAATAGTCCAAATCCTTCCTTGTATATTGAACTTCCCTCACATACCGCAGCGAATAATCCACCACGTCTTTATGTATAAAGGAGAACAACAAATCAGAATTTAGAGTTTGAATTTGATTCAAACCATCCAAATATTTTTCATATAATATCTGGGTTTCAACAGGAATTCCATATTTATCTGAAATTAATATTCTCGTAGAAATTCCTATTTTAATATTTGTGAAAAAGTGATTTTCAAAAACATATTTCATCATAGACTTCACTTTATCACGCTCATACATATTTTCAGGAGCAAATTTAGTGTGGCTTCCCTCAGTCACACGAATGCCATATTCAGCAAGAGATCGTAAAATAGGACATCCAGGATATGAATATAGCATTGAAAAAGATTTAGCTCGCAGTAGTTCCTTTTGAATTTTATTTTTACTTCTACAATAGCGGCGAGTCGACCATCCAAAGGAAAGCATGGCTGAAATAGGATCAGTCACATTATTAAGATCATCTTCAGAAAAGACAATTCCACAAAAACTGGCGGTTGATAAATCACGATGCCAGTCAATTTTTATGGTGAATCCAAGATTCGCAAAATCTTCCTTGGTGGGCACATTATTTTTGTTGGTAAATCTGAAAATTCCATCATCGCCCTCCACGAAACCAGGTGGCTCGGGCAATCCTCTCTCTTCGCAAACAAAATACATTAACATCAAGTTCGAAAAACCGTTTCCTAAGGACGTATTCATTTCGCCAGACATTCTGGTGGCTTCAACTTGAAGTACAAAATAATAAAAATTACACTGATTAGTTCCTAATATAGTATTAATAAACTCAGAACTAAACCAATCCCTTTGAGGAAGGTATTGAATCATATATTCATACATTTCACACTCAATAGATTGCATGACTTTACGCTTGAAATGTCCTTCAAACGAAGTGTAATCAGTAGATGCATAAAAGGCATCTGAAGTAAACATCTCCATAATCTTCTTAGGCCTCTCCGAAACAGGAATTTTCTTAATAAATTGAGGACATGAATAAAGTTCATGTTCAATCAATTTAATAATAGGACCAACGAGGACTTTAAATACATCTGTACGTGAATATATGCCTCTAGAGTATTTATATTCATCGTAAGTTTCATCCTTGACAAAACAATTGACACCCCTGTCTTTAAAACTAGTTTTATAATAGGGGTCTTGAAGCAACAAGTTATAAACTTCCCGAAGCGCCTCCTTTCGAGCATTGTCATATCCCGTATTGGATATCCAAGTCTCAAAACTCGTGTCAGAATCAGGTCGTAGCGGTGTAAGATTTCTCTTACACCAACGTCTAACAAAACGTTTTATTTTTCTCAATTTGACTTTAATCGGAAAGGGTGGTTTAAACGCCAACCTCTTTCCCATTCCCCCTAAAGTTGTCAATGGGTCAGTCGTGTCAACATGGGGCAAAGCAAGGCTTCCCAGTTCACAACCCAAAGACACTCCAACTACAGGACGGTAGCTGGGTTCGTTGTCTGTATGTTTAGGTACGAAAACAGCATCATCACGCATTCCTTCACCCTTCGGATCAAAATCAGGCAAAGGCACCTCATACATACGATAGCCATAGGCCATCTTTCTTAAGTTAAGTTTAGGGGGGCTCTGTAAAAAGGGAGAGCCCGATTCTTTTGCTGTTGATGCTTAAAATAAGCCCAAGCCAAAAATACAGTTGTATAAACAGGATCAGTTTTTAGATGTCTATTTATTAATACAGTTCCTATTCTCTTAAGAGCTGTTCTTATCTTATCGGATGCTATTTGATCAGAAGACTCAAAATCCATATTAGTAAAATCTTTCACTTGATCAAACGCCTCCAGAGACACAACTATTTCCTTATCCATCTCTACCAACCAACCAGGAACATATTTTCCCAAACAAGTAATTCCCCAAGCAATTAATCTCGAAAGGACAAACGTAAACGGCCCAACATCCTTATAATTTTCCGAATACGAGATTAACAAACGTCTCTTATACCTATACCTAGCATAAACAGCATCCTTATGTTTTGGGTCGGAACGTTGTTGATTATCTGTTCTCAAGTCGGCTTCGTCGGCATCCAGATAATTCAAAAAGGTATACGTATTTTTCCATCTTACCATGTGTCGAACACAATCCAGAACTCGCAAAAACAACTTGATGACTCCTACTAAAAAGGTCAAGAAAGAAGCGTTCAAACTAAACACCAGGAGAAAATACAAAACTAAACTCACCGAAGCAACTTGAGGAGCGAACGGGGCAATTATTGCAGTCAAAAATCCCACTACAGCAAAAAACAGCGGCGGCAAGAAAATCAAACAGCAAATCGAGAAACTTACAAATTGACTAATCAAGAATCCCAACAATTCCCAAGACAAAGACTCCCGACAAAAATCAAACAACATTTTACCCGAAGGAAATTCGACATTCGAAGTGAAAGTATAGCTACGTGGGTCCTCATCATAATCATCAACAACGTCAACGGGACTAGGCATCGGCATAACACCACGATCAACCCAATCATCCTCATTAACTTCAACCACTGTCAATTCATTGTCAACACCAATGATCGGGGCGTCTTTAGGCAAACCACCCAATCCGAGCTCATCATCAGTATAAATAGAACGAACGAACTCATTGACACTTCTTTTCTTCTTACCAAAGCGACCTTCACGTCTAGCTTTTAAATCAACTTCTTCATTCTTTTCCTCAACGATCTCCTTGAGATCTTTGACATTCTCTTTTTCATCCGAGACCAAATCCTTCAGATAACCTATTTCTTCTTTCAAAGCATCTTCACGCGCCTTGTTCTTATCATCCTCCTGTGACAACGATTTGTTAACCAAATCATTTTTCTTAGTGCCACGATCGCCTTTACCTTTCTGTTTCTTCGCCTTAGAGCGATTTCTGCAGAATTTAGCGGGATGACCCTTCAATCCGCATTCAGAACAGACACTTAATTGATAGCAAGTGTCTACTGAATGACCAAAACGATTACAATGACTACATGGAGAAGGACTTGAGGTAGGCTCTACATAGTCATGCCAAGGTTTCTTTTCGTCCTTTTTCTTCTTAATTATGATGTCAGGATCTACTCCAAGGGTTTGCTCTGAAGAATCTTGTGATTTCCCTGTTTGAGATCCACTCTCACTTTGATTTTCCCCTGTCCGTGGTCCTGGATCACTTTGATTTTCTTTCGAGACACTAGAACTCTCTTTATCTTCTGTATAGTCTTTCTTATCTCCGGAATACGGCCTCCGACCTAATCCGTCCACATTATCTGGGGGCGGCGTAGTTCCAGTTCCTCCTCTCGTTTCATCTGTATGATAACGAGAACACAGTGTACAATCAAAATAATACTGATTGTGTTCACAAAGATCTGTGTAATAACTGTCTTGACCATAGTAGCCATGAGTATCATCATAATAATCATCATAATAACATCCATTTTCATCATCCCATCCAGAAGTTCCACTTCCATCATATTGTTCATCATTATAATTTGATTGTGAGTGAGACATTACAAATGAGACTGATTCGTGGGGGTGGACCGCTGCGCCGATCGCTGCGCCGCTTTTGTAAAATACGGCATTTCAAAACTACTCCAGTTTGACATCCTTATTCAAGGGACACTGTTAGAGCTCAGCTGGTTCAAAACCAGATAGAATAAATACTCAATACTGTTACTTTTAATTCAAAGTTCAACTTCGGGTCCAGAAGGTTTATTATCTGTTTCTGTAACTTCGCATTTCAAGCCAATTTTAAATAAATAAAAGTTGGCGCCAGATACCCTAGGATGAATTTGTCCATCCATGTTCTTCTAAGAGGGTCCTGAAGCCGAGTTTGTGTAATGACCACAATCCCGCCCACAGGATATCTACATGAGAGAACCAGTTTGCGTATATTAGATGTTTTACGGCCTCCCGGCCGCCTAAGGTGCTTGCGGATGACAAATCCTTTGCACTCCTAGGGGGGCAGAAACCATAGACGATTTCTGTGAATTCCCTGATGTTGGCATTACAGCACAACCTCTCTAACAAAACTCATACTTACATTTTTAGATTATTCCTATGATATGAAGGCTCTTCATCAGTTCGACCCCTCCAAGATCCTAAACAGGAAATGAGGAATTGTCGATCAATAAGTCGGTAACTTAGCTGTCGCTACCTGGCCCTTACTGAGCTGATGCCTTTACTAGGAAGCTTATCAAAAGTTATGATTCGTTTCTAAGGCGTTGTTAGATAACGTTGAATTAGAGCAGAAAACGGTTCGCTCAGGTCAACATTCTAATTGGTGTATCCACCAAAGATTTAAAGTCTTTCCCTTTATGCGGGGAATCCGCGACCTTTGTTAAGGCCAAAAACATGAGCCGCTAGCTCAAGAGATGACATTATTCATCATCACATCAGTATCTTATTAAGCGTCCCAATGATAACGCCCTCAAACCAACTTAGAAAATAGTATTTGGTGCATACATTGCAATATCCAAATGAGTGTTGGTTGGAGTGGTAAGCACAGTTGTGCCAGCTACGGTTAAATTAGCGGTAGTAGCCGTCGCTAGAAAAGATTGTCTAACGATTCCTTGAGTTGTCCCAATAAGTCCCGCGATTACTATACCTCGCGAAGTGAGACCAACTAAAGTTCCAAATGTGGGCGTGCCTGTGACAACAGCGGCATTCTCTTGAAAGGATATTAAATATATCCCACCCACAACTAGATTGGTGAAAGTCACTACATTCAAAGCATTAGTGACACCAATTAATCCTGTCGACAAAGCAGTCGTACCAAAGAAATTGGCTATAGTTTGTGTTCCATCTTCGTTTCCCAAGAGGCCACTCTGCGCAATTTCACCAGGTGTTTGTGTTTCAGGGCTCACAAGCT